TCTTGTGATACCAGTTCTTTGCTCTCTAACAGTGTCTAAATATTCCAACATAGGAAATGCTTGACTGTTAATTGTTTGCGTTTGCATTGGCATCATAACTTGACCAGGAGAACCTTTAGTTCTAACAACGCCACCAGGTCTGTTTGTTAACAGGTCATCAAGATTAACCTGACCATCCATAACAGCAACTCTGTTATTATTTGTGAGATACATATTATCTAACAATTGTCTCATTACTGTAGACTTGATAAGTTGTAAGTCCTCAGTCATTTCAGAAACTGATCTACCAAAGAACCTATGTGTTACCATAATTGGTGTCACAGAAATAAATGGTACACTATCGCAAAGTTCATCGTCTAAAATGACATAGCCACTTGTACCAGCCATTGTTATTTTTCTTAACTTTGCAATGCCATCACCTTCTTCATCTATTTTTGTATAACATTCAAATACTGTTACTTCGTCTGTACTAGCTTCACCAGCATTACTATCGTAATCATAATCTAAATTTCTAAAACGTGTAATTTTTTCTTGATTGTACTTGTCTTGTGTGTCAGTTGGCAAAGAGTTTACAATGTCTGCATCAAATCCAGCTTCAATCAAATCTGTTCTTGTCTGCGTAGTTCTGTGTGCAACAAAGTTTGCGTCTTTAATACTTTTAGCTCTACGTTCAATTAAAAACTCTTCAGGTGGTATAGCATCTATTTTAACTTTACCATAAGTTTCAGTTCTTGTTATCACAACATCATGTAACATTGGTACAGGTGTATCCTCAAGTTGTGTAAGCATCATAGGATCAATGTTAGGATCCATACGCATTTGCTCTAACATTTTATCTTTTTGTTCAATTGCGTCTTTGTCTTTATACTCAGTATGTTCTTTTACTTCTACGCCATCTTCATCAATCAACATGGCATACTCATCGTCACTTAGACGTTCATAAGTCTCTTGTTCTCTTTTGCTTGAGTTGTTCCAATAGATTTTTGCAATACCATTTTTTTGTACAAGAGCATCTTTAAACAAAGTGTACAGTGTAATGAAACCATCATTGTCTTTGTTAAATACATAATTTAAATAATCAGTTGCTTGTTTTGCAACTTCTTCATCTTCAGCACTTACAGGATCACATTTAACAACTTCATCACTTGCAGCAAATGTTCTAAGTAGTGTTGGTAGTATTGATTCAATAACATCAGACACATCAGTTGAAACTACTTGTGAACGACCTTCTTGTTCATTACCAAATGGTTCACCAAAATAATACTCTAAAGACTTTTGTCTTTGTGATGTTATCTCTGAACCGATATAACCAAGAGAGGCGTGTATTTCAGATTGTAATACCGCAGCTACTTCTGGTTCTGTTAGGGGTTTTCCTTTTGCCATTATACTATATACCTTGTATCAATATTAATTTCTTTTGTCCACACACTAGCTGTTCCTGGATCTATTGCACATCCATAACGAAAAGCATCCGCACCATGCGAACTCCAGTCATGTAGGGGTTTATTCTTAAATGTTTGCATACGGTCATCATATTCTTTACGATATTGACGCAAACATTCAATACCAGCCTTACAACGATTACGATCAAACCAACACTGGTCTAACGTATTTCGCACCGCTTCAATACCATGTTGCACTTCTAACTTAGGACATACATCAAACTGTATTCCCAATTCAGATGCAACTTCTAAACGAGATTTACCAGTACCAAGTTCTCTTGCCACAATATCATGTGGAGCAACGTGCCTACCATAGTTGTACGCTTTATTTTCTAGCACTTGTGCATAATGAGACAATGCCTCACCAGAGGTTTCATAGTAGTCAATTAATCGAACTTCAGTTCCTACTCGTTGTGCAAACCATATTGCAGTTGAATCACCGATACCTAAATCCCACCATGTTTCTACATCTATGTTTTTATCGTACTCAATATCGACAATACGGTTTTCTTTTTCTGCTTTTTGGATTTGTTTACCATAATAAGCTCCTGAGACCGCAGCTTGAAAGCTACACTCAAACTCTTGCTCAAATTGATCTTCTGGCATTGTAAGCCGAGCTTCTTCTAGTTCATCTTTTCCAATAATATCTGTTTCAGAGGCTCTGTATAAGACTGCTTTCCAGTCTCCACCTCTACGTTTTGCAAGATCGTAGACATCCCAAAACTGATTATGACCCATTGGAGTACCAATAAAAATCACATAACCAAGTTTATCTGATACAGCAGGTCTTACAACCTCTGTCCATGTTCTAGGAGACATCAATGCAAACTCATCAAGACATACTCCATCAAATCCCAGTCCACGAAGGGCATCAGGATTGTCTGAACCAAAAATTTGAATTCTTGATCCGTTCCATAAATCTATCTTTAATTCTGTTTCGTGACGAGAACCACCTAATTTCATTAAAGGTTCAGTGTATTCCTTTAAGTAGTCAAATGCTACGTTCTTACCTTGACGATAAGTGGGTGCTATGTATGCCAAACGTCTATTTGGCTTACTTAATGCTGTTTTAATCAAATGATTAATTGCAAAAACGGTCTTTCCAAACCTGCGATGACAACAAATTACATTAAATCGTTTTAATTGTGTGTGTAATTCTTTTTGTAGGGTTCGTGGTTTGTAGGGTATTTCAATTTTCAATTTATTCTTTCCACTTAACTTCGATTTCTACAGGCTCTCCCTCTTCACCTTTAATTTTTTGATCTACAGAAGCTAATCTAGGATGTACGAATGGTGCAGCTTTCTCAGCAGCCCACATTTTCTTTTCTGGTGATGTTTTGCGGTCATTCAATATGTTTAACATATATTCTAAAGGCGTTTTCGTGCCTTTACCTAACATCTTTTCCAGACGTTCATGTTTCGTTCCTGCGGTGACACCTCTTGGTCTACCTGCTCCTACTCTTTTGCCTCCATGAGCCATTAAAATATAGATCCCACGATTACAATAACAACAATAACAGCTACAGCTGCTTTGATGTAGTCTTTTTTAGTCCAAAATTGGTAATCTTTTACCCATTCTACTAATTGGTTAAATTTTTCCATTAAGCTCTCCTTTTTCCATAAGTTTTTTTCATTATTTCTGCAATAGATTGTCCAGAATACTTAGGTTGAAACCCTTTTCCTAGTTTTCCTTTGCGGTTAAAATAAAAATTCTTTCTTCCTGGTGATTGACTACGAACTGTACGTTGTAGTTTTTTTACTAATTGTGTTAATTGTTTTTGATTCATATTACCAAGCCTTACAACTCCAATATTTAGCAGTTAATTTACTTATTTTGCCTTTGTCACAACCATGTCTAGCACGAAATGACTTACGTCTGGCAGGTACGTTCTTTTTAATAGACATTTTAGGGTCTCCAAAACGTACTAATCTAACTTTTCCATTCTCTCTAGCCAACACAGCTGACTTTTTTGACTTACCAGGTGTTCTTTTGGGTTTATTGTAACCACTAAAGCGTTCACCTCTGTATGTGATAGCCATTAGTTAAAAAATTTTTTGTTGATTTCGTTTGCTTCGTTTAATCTTTTCATCAATTCCATATACTCTTCATAAGTCATGGTTTGTCTATCAAAGTTTTCAAACAACGGATTGCCTGGAGTATTTTTTAGAACTCTTATTTTTTGACCCATTCTTTGTTTTGGATCTGGTCTACCTTTTCCTGCTTTTGTCATGCTAGTAATCCTTTAGTTTTTTTCTTTTTTTTCTTTTTAAGTTTTTTAAAGTCAGCACCAGTTATTTTATTACGAGGTTTTGCAACACGTGCTAGTGCTTTTTGTTTCTTGCTGTATTTAGTGAATGGCATTATGTGTTCTTCTTTCTTCTTTTACCAGATGCAGTAACCGACCAGTTTACTCTTTTAGGTCCAGTCTTTTTAGCTGCTTCTTTCTTTGTAATTCTTTTTGCTACCTTTTTAGGTCTACAGGCAGGGTACGGTCTGTTTTTGTCTTTGCTTCCACTACGACCACACTTCTTTCCTGTTTTAACATCACGCCAATCTTCTTTGAACCATTTGCGTAAACCCCCTTTATACGCCATTAATACTTGCCACCACGCTTCTTATACGTTTTGACAAGCCATGCGTTAGCATAAGCACTAGGATATACTTTAAATTTACGTTTAGCTTCTGATTTTACTCTAGCATAAAGAGCTTTATTTTTAGGTTTAGGTGATGCCACTATTTTCCTACCATTTTTTGTGCTTTTTTATGAGCTTTCGAAAAAGACATACCCATTTTCATATCTTTTCTCATCATAGCCATGTGTTTTTTACTATGATGTTTACTATGTTTCTTTAGGGTGTCCTTTTGTCTTTG